ACATCAGTTTCGTTCGTTGCAAGTGGTCATTTTAACGACGAATGAGCAGGCCCACTTAGACCTGGTCGTGTCGCGCCAGAAGAATATCCTATATTTTTAGAGTGGGCAAACATCCTCCAATAGGGCTGAATAGCCCTCCCACTTAGTGCATCGTGCATCTCTGATTGTCACCAGAGACTCTCAGCACCAACTGCAGCAGTCACTCGGTCGATTTTGGCGATCACTTCCGAGTCCCGATCACACAGATTTGAGATCATTCCAGCCCTGTATGCATCTACCTCTTGATATTCATCGTAAGTTAAATACACACAGTTGGAACGTGGAAGAATTTTTGTGCGTGCTTCTTCAAACACGGGGATGAACTCATCGAAAACTGCGCGTTCCTGTTGCGCCAGCTCGTGAACCGCTTCTTCCAAAGTTTCAGCGGTAAGTTCGTAAATGTTCTTGCTGCCCTTTATCCACATAGCCATCTCAGTGATGGTGTCCATGGAGTGAGGGGCTCGCCATCGCATCTGCGCATCATCCCATCGAAATTTTCGCTTCAGAAATGCGATCTCATGCAACTCACGAGTTGCCACCATTGATCCCGTTTTAGCTTCATCAGTATAGGTCATCCCTATCTCTTCAAAAGCCTCTGCCATTGTGATTTGGTTAAACCACGAGCAGATTTCGGGGTCAATGTTGTAGAGATCATCATCACCGTAGTTCAAATGTCGAACATAACGACTCCAATTATCCAGACCAACCTTGTCCGGACAATACTTCCTCGCACACATCTTGAACACATATCTAGCGACTAAGCTGTGATAAACTGAATTCAGAATCACTGTCATCGGATTTCCACTCGGTTGGGAGTGAGTCCATTGATAGAGGATTCCTTCTAAGCTACACGAAGCCCCAATAAAGGGCAACGTGTAATGAACACTATTCACTAAATCACACCAAAGTCCTCGCCTGATCATCCTCTCCTCATCTGTAGCCTCGCTATAGAAGTTCTCGACAACGTCAAGAACAGCCCACAGCGCTGCAGCGTTCAGAGTTCCATCGTAGTTGGAGAAATCCCCAGCCACGTTGTGAGGTCCGACTTCCTTGATCTTGTTAACCATCTGATTCCATTGGTACCCAAAAGCGTTAATGCCTACGCAGCTCTCCGCCGCGATACAATTACGCATCACATGAGCCATAAAGCCCATGAAGTACTGCCTGAAAATCAAGCAAAACACCATTTCGCCAGCCGCGAAAAGGCGTGTCTTGCCTTGGTCAACTTTCTCAATTGGTCGTCTTTCATCCTTGAGAGTGTCAACAAACACACTGCCAGTGCGTCCGTTATTCTGTAGTCTCTCCATCAGCTCATCTCTCCTCGCCAACACTTCGGGATTGTCAAAAATATAATTTTCTCCACTCCCAAGCCATGCTGTCTTACCAGATCCCCGAGCAGACCATCCAAAACCAGGGGACGTATTCCTCTTCACAGGGGCATACAACGGATTACCGTCAATACCAGCAATTGCTTGCTCCCATGTCAAAATTCGTTCGTCCTCCGGGTCCTTCAAGCCGTTCAACA